AGTCTTTTTGAGCTGAAGGAGGGTATATAAATAGTATGCGTAATTGGATTTCTTTTTGGAATAGGCTTTGAGGAGATCCTTGGTCAAATCGAGCAAGAGAAACTCGAATACACGTTCGCGATTGATTTTTATATTGGCGTCTAGATTTTGTAGGCGGATCATATCCGCGCTTTTTATGGTTTTTAGCTGGCCGCCCCCCTTTTTGGAGAGGATGGACATAGGATGATCGATATATACGTCTTTCCCATACTTTTTCATCATTTCATCGATGGGCACCTCGAAATACTTGCGATAGAGAAAGTACTCCATTTCGGTGGTATTTTCGATCTTGATGAATGAAAATAGGGCGGTGGTCTCATTTGTTTGTGTATTGACATCGTGGTATCCCGCCATGATGAGGCGGAGGGTTGCTTTTTCGGCATCGGTCACGGGGACCTCAATGGTCTCCCACTCCTGGCGAGTGAGTTTATTTTGGGTCAAATCCATGGTTTTGGTTGTTATATTGAATCCTATATTTCAATATCTATAGGGTTCAATTTTTTGGGTTCTTTATGCTTTTGCAAAGAATCCAAACATATCCATTGCATTTGTTTCTTATTGTTGTTGTAACATCTTACTCATAGAATCCCAAAGAGATCGAAATGTAATTTGGCGCGGAATATCATTATCTGTTGGGTATTTTGATTCATACTCGTCTTCTTCGTACTCCCCGTCTTCCTCTTCGTACTCCCCGTCTTCCTCTTCGTACTCCCCGTCTTCCTCTTCGTACTCCCCGTGTTCCTCTTCATACTCGTCATCGTCTTCCTCTATTAAGGATGGCTCATCCTCCGTTTCAAAGTCAGATTCTGTATCCTCTTCCTGTAAATAAATACGTAAATTATCTGTGGAAATTTGTTCATTCGGGTTCAGTTTTGCAGCCTGGTAGCACTCATCCTCGTTTCTACTCTTGAAATAGTCCAGGATTTCTACGAGCATTTCGCGCGGACAGTCCTCGGTAGGAATCAATACACCGCGTTCATCCAGAGTGACATGCTGGGCTGGCGAATAATAGTGGTTCAAAAGAATCTGCCACCGGTCTCCATATCGGCGATTCTTTTTCGATCCATGGAAATGGTGGCGAATCACACCGGGGACATACCCCAGACGCAACGTACGAACGCGATTTTGGAAATCGAGAACCGAATTGATATAATCGTCGGTAGATGCGACGTTGATACTATGGTGTCCCTTTTGAATGAGTGACAAGGACATGATATTATCCCCCGACCCTAAGATGGCGGACTCATAGAGACCGCCCATCTTTTCATACGCCTTACGCGTGCAGGCCCAGGCATACCCGGGATGCCAGAACCGGACAATATCCTTGGAATAGGGGAGACCCTTTATATATTGATGCCCGAAACTCGTAAATATCGACATCGCCTCCTCATTCATATTCATATCGATGCAATGACTAAATATTTGGACAATATCGCGGCTACCATTGAGAACCTTGAGCGTATCCAGCGCCCACGAAGGGTTCTCGAATTCCACGTCCGCATCGATCCAAGCCATGGCCTTCCAGTCCGGGGGTAGCAAATGCCGAACACCCATATTGATCATATTCTCTTTATGCCAGAGAGGGACCTCCGTGCGGATCTGTAGATGGCGGGGGTTCTTGGCGTCCGTGACAATGAATCGCTGGGCCTTATACGCGTATTCAACTACATATAAAATAACGTTGGTTTCCTCAAGCTCCATACGCTGGACAAATTCCTTGAATAGAATATAGCGGCGGGCATAGAGGCAGGGGTTCGAGATCGCGAGAACCACATGGAGTTTGGACTCGATGGGATCATTATTTAAAATGGCCTCTTTGATGATATTCCGTTTATACTGTATATCATCAATTTCGATATTATTGATGACCGTCATATACATTTACTTCCAGATATTTTTAAGCACATTTGCCTGGGTTGTAGTTACAGTTGTAGTTTTTGTACTTCGCGTATTTCTTTTATTTTTCACCCCAAAATATACATAAATACATGTCTATTTTGATAAATAGATGTTCTCGGGATTGTTCCATTTATCCTCGTATCAACATATGAATTTCGAAGATATACAAATCGTCGTCAAGGCGCCGGAGTCCTTCCTATTGATCAATACGCTCCCCGCGACCGAGCAGGATTGTTTGATTCCTACGACTACGCCCTATCATATGGAGGAGAACCTGATCAATGGCCTCATGGAGGCCTATCAATTTAAGGCTAAATCCATCGTGATTTATGGGCGTAATTCGGCGGATGAGAGTGCCGAAAAAAAATGTAAGCAGCTGGTGGGGCTCGGTTTCCAGAGTGTGTTTTTATATGACGGGGGGATGTTCGAGTGGTTGCTTTTACAGGATATTTATGGGTCACAGGAATTCCCAACCACAATCCGGGTTCTCGATCTACTCAAATATAAGCCCCCGCGGAAGATGGGCGGAGCCCGATTGATGGGGTTTTGATACAGGTGCCCGCAGGCTATTTCCATGTGCCACAGGCTATTTCCATGTGCCACAGGCTATTTCCATGTGCCAAAATAATTATGTTTGGCAAAATCCCCAAAATACTGACGCTGGCCGTTCTCCAAAATAAACACGTCGCTCCCCGAATCCTGATAATCCATATAGATCTCTGTCACGAAATCGGGGCCTGTGGTCTTATAGACATAATCCTCCGAGTTGAAATTCACATGTTTGATATATTTACTGAGATTCGTATGGATGCGGTCGATGAGCGCCTTGATAAAGGGGTGCTTGGGACTCGCGGCAAAGGCATACTGGCCCAACAAATAGTTATACCCGCGATCACAAAAGGGTTTATACCGTGGCATCTTACACATGCGTCCATGAATAATCTCGTCCACCGGAAAAACACAGTCGTGTGTCAGTAGCGGGTCAAAGGACTGGAGACCGGACATATCGAGATCCATATAAAAGCCACCATAATGGTAGACGGCCAAATACCGGAAAAAGTCGATGCGCTGGATTTTGATGGGGAGATTCAAATAGGTTTGATAGTATTCAGGGTAGTGGGTTTTTAAAAAGCTTTCGATCGTGGTATCGGTGAAAAACTTGTATTCGTAGTCGGGGTTCAGTTTTTTTATGGAGTCCACGAGTGTTTTGTAGCGGTGTGGAACATCCGCGGTTTTCCAAGTTTGGATGATGATTTTAGGTATTCGCGGAGAACCTGGGTTGACTAAACTCAATGCGTTTTTGTCGATATTCTGGGGGTTATACAAGAAATAAATACCAAATCCAATGAGGACAAGGAGACCCAAAAATACTATCCAGTACACTGAATTCATATCATCCATATATTATTTTGCGACATATTTATTTCATAATGTATACACATAAGGTATATTGGAGATGAAATGGGGAACCGGGTTCAGGGTTCCGGCCCTGATTTTTGTTTTTATATTGGGCATTTTTATATTATTTTTATTTTATCGGCCCCAGGTTCTCGACACATTCGCAGAACCCTGCACGGCAATCATTGTTGAGCCACGAAAACACCCTGCCCTCTCCTATGTTCTACATAATTTTATAGAGAACCTGCCCGATAACTGGTCGATTGTGCTGGCCCATGGTTCCGCAAATGCGGACTTTGTCCATGCCATGTTGGCGGAGGAGTTTTCGAATTCGGCGGATCGAATCGCGACCCATAATCTAGGTGTTGAGAACCTGACAATCGATGATTATAATGAACTCTTGAAATCCCGCGAATTTTATCATTATATTCCCACCGAAACCTTTTTGGTGTTTCAAACCGATACGGCGATTTGTGGCGAGGATCGAGAACTCTTGGACCAATTTTTACAATATGACTATGTTGGTGCGCCATGGAAGGATGCCGTGGGAAATGGGGGGCTCTCGTTGCGTAAGAAATCCAAGATGCTAGAGATTATCGACAAGTGTCCAAAGGGAAAAGAGAACGAGGATGTCTATTTTGCGAACCCGTGTGTCGATATTTATAAGCCCTCGATCGACGAGGCCAAATTATTTTCTGTGGAACTCTTGTATAGTGACCGGAGTTTCGGGGTACATAAGCCCTGGTTACATATGGATCCAGATGAACTCGACCAAAAGGTGGCGCGATGTGCGCCTCTACGTAAATTGATCGATCTCAATGCGTAGTTGGTAAAAGTTTTTGAAACGCAAATAAAACAAAAAATTGCATAAACTTTCGCTCAACTGAATGATTTTTTGCGAAAAAACAAAAAAAATTGAACACTTTTTCTGCCCACGATCTTTCAATAACTTATGCTCCGGCATTTCGAATCAAAAAAGCACCTATTTGTAACCATGAACCCCACCATCATTTCGATCGAGGGCAACATCGGGTCGGGGAAGTCGACCGTGTTGGCAGCGCTCCAAAAGCATATGAACTCGTCTGTATTCGCTGGGCGCATCGTGTTCTTGCCCGAGCCCGTGGATGCGTGGGCCAATATTCGCGACCCCGCGAGTGGCGAGACCATGCTCCAAAAGTTCTATGCGGACTCGGCCAAGTATGCGTTTCCCTTCCAGGTCATGGCCTATGCCACGCGCCTCGCTGCGATTCGCCAGGCGGTGCGTCAGCATGGCCCCGACTGTATTATTGTATGTGAGCGTTCGCTCGAGGCGGATAAGCATATTTTCGCCAAGATGCTCCATGACGATGGGAAGATCGAGAATATCAACTACCAGGTCTACCAACAGTTCTATAAAGAGTATGCGGAGGACTTTCCTTTGAGCGGTGTGGTCTATATGAATACGACGGCTGAGGTCTGTGCGAGGCGTGTGGCTAAGCGATCGCGCGAGGGGGAGTCCGCGATTTCGGTCGACTACTTGGCCAAATGTAAGAACTACCACGATGCGTGGCTCAAGGGGTATGGGCCCAACCAAGCGCCGGTCTGTGAGATCGACGCAAATTTCGATGTGGACTATGATATGCCGGGACGTGGCCAGACGTGGCTCAAGGCCATGGAGCAGTTTATTTATGATGTAGCACAGACAGAGGAAAATATTTGTGATATAAGCCGTCGCATGTGCTTGGAGGAATAGACCTACAAAAGTAAAAGCATTCAAAAAACAATATGCCTATTTGTAATATTGTTTTTTACTCAGTTGAATTTCACCACGATCTTCACGGATTCTTTTTTGATGCATTTACAAGCGGACACAGAGAGCTCCTCGCGCTTCTTACGGGTCTTAGCGTTCTCTCCGCCCGCCTCGATCCCGTCCACATCTGTCGGCGTGCGGCGTTTGGATGTACTATTCCGGTGGTTCATATCGGCCTCGATATCCGCATAATTCGCCTCGATGAAATCGATGATTTTATTTTCGATCGCCCACTTGAAAAAGTTCAGCTGGCCAATCGTCGTCTCCATGAACTTTTCGTCGTCGTAGGGAATCGTGATACGCTGCCAGCGACAAAAGGGGTCGAATTTCATCTTACGGTAGGCCTTGAGTTTCAGTTTATAGTCATTATAGACCTTGAACCGAATGGGATCGCCACTATGTGGTACATTGAGCTCATAGACTGTATAATATTTCTTGGCGAAATTCGTGACGAACCAGTCCACAATACGGAGTGAAATCTTGGACTCGCCATTGATAATCGACATCATCTTCACAAGGTTATCGCGATCCTTATAAAATTGCGTGAGATTCTGCATTAAGAGATCATTTTGAGTATTGAGCGCGGTTGTACAATAGGATGCCATGTATATTAAAAATGTGGCATGGGTTTATATGCTTTGGTCAATGGATTGTTTTGTCTATGAAAAGTATCCCAGAATCATTTTATCCTGGTCCAAATTCCTCGCCGCTATGGCCTTTTTACAGGCCTCTTTGCCGAGCTCGCGCTTGGTGCCAGATGCCAGACAAAGAATACTAATGAGCCGCCAGCGATCATAGGTATAGAAATTATGGTTGATATTATCGCCGCGCATTTCCATATTCGCAACGATATCGAGATAGGGGAGGGCGGGCGCCGCATGCTGTACCGAGACACAGAAATCGAAAAAGAGAACATAGGGGTCGATGCTATCTGGATGGTGTTGGCGTGCCTGCTTGAATAAGCGCTCGATTTCCGCATATGGACTATTATTTTTGATGGCAAAATGGAGCATCCGCGTGGCGGCAATATTGATCGGCGTATTATCGTAACCAGGTGGCTTGTGTTTTAGGATATCAAACGACATCGTCGTATATTTGAGTGCATTCGCGAAATCCTTGATATTGGCATATGTCTGCCCCAGGAAATAGTAATTCCGGGCGCCCGGTTTGGCTGCACTCAAGAGCTCGATATCGCGGGCATATCGCCGGTCCGTGCTTCCACCATAGCGATCGCGGTCCTGGTAAAGGTGAAACTCGTCGCCGAAATAAAGCACATCCTCATTTTCCGGTACGATGAATTTTTCGTGGACAGGGTATTCGAGGTCGTAGCGACAGTTCGCGCCCGTCCGGATGAACCGGAGATCGCTATGGTCCGTCACATTACCGAGCTCGAGCCAGAGCTGTTTGACCACGCCGAGGCGCTGGGTGGGTTTTATGCTATGGATCCTCTTGAGGAAGGCAAATGGCGTAAGATTCGTTTTGAATTCGTCGCCCGCATCGAGCATGAGCACAAATTGGGTAGGGATCGTTTCGGCGAACTCGATGGCTTCATTCCGGCTTTGGGGGAACCCATGGAATTCCTGGACCTGTTTGAGATAGAGCGTTTGGCCATTTTTGGCACAGGCTTCTTGAATAATGGAAATGGTTCGATCCGTGCTCCCCGTATCGTATACGATAATATGATTGATATAGGTATTGAGTGAATGGATAGTGATGGCGATACTTTCTTCCTCGTTTTTCAACATGAGTAGGGCGGAAATAACGACGGGCATGTTTTATGGAATCGAATAGGATGATGTATTTATGCTGGTTTCGATGAAATAAGAGAACTCGGGGTTGTGATTCACAAATGCTATTTTTTTGAATACAATATAAAATCACAACATTATATATCCAAGTAATGCATGAATCGATCCATTTATTTTTATTTACACTATTATACTATCAACTGGATGCCGTTTTGAAACCATTGGTCTATGATCGATATGAAATATTTCAACAAGAACCTATTCTATTTTACCCCGTAATTCAATCCGCGAATATTTTCATATTATCATTGTTCTCCCTATTTACAGTGTATTTAATTATGTTTTCCAAAAATAAGAATTATGCAACGTATTCGCTATCTATGATTTATATCAAATACGTCACGGATAATATTCTGCATTATAACACAATTAGTATCTATCAATATGAGTTTCAACGATCAATCATGTGGTTATTTACCACGCCGCTCATCCTCAAACTCTATTGTGATATGAATGCTATTACGATGTTGGACGTGTGCGCACATTATCATATTTTGAGCAATACAGTACATATATTCACCTTTCCACTCCACAGAACCAATTATCATTCGTATATTGTAATCTCATTGACTTGTGTCGAGGGAGCGTTTATATATAAATTATTTGATTTCAAAGAGCAAAAGTATACCAATTTTATTATTTATATATGGTCCTTATTTTCGTTTATTGAGGTTCTCGGCGTTGCGAATGTATTCGGGGCAAATGATATCCAAATGTGTTACTTATTGGGGGATATGATTGCCAAGTTGACGATGATTCTTATTGTCAATGATCACGAGGAACAGTTATATTATATACGAAATAGTGTAGACTTACAGTCTATTTCACTCTTGAGCTCCATGACAAAGGCGATCAAGCAGTTTGAAAGCACCACAAATCTTACGCCGAAATGCCGGTCATTGATCCAGCGTCTAGAACAGAAATTTATGGGGTTCATTCCTGCGGATAAGACGTTTTTGAAATTGGAGCTCTTGAAAAAGATTTTGCCGATGGAACTCGAAGACCGGTACCTGACCCAAACGAAAGAATATAAGCCGTATAATTTTATCTGTGTGCTTTTTACGGATATTGTCTCGTATACGGATCTGGCCAAAACCTACGACGACGATGTGATTTATAAGTTATTGAATGATATCTATACGCGTTTTGATGATATTGTTATTCGCTATAGAAACTTACAGAAGATTGAGACGATTGGTGACGCGTATATGGTCGTCGGCGATATTTATACGAACGATACTAAGAATAATGTCCGGAATATGATTTTATTGGCGATTGATTTTTTGAAAGAGATCAAACGTGTGTCCTCGCCGAATAACCAGCCGCTGCAATTACGTATCGGGATTAATTTGGGGAAGGTTGTTGTGGGGATTTTGGGCGTGGAAATACCGCGTTTATGTGTGGTGGGGAATACAGTAAATGTGGCGAATCGGCTACAGACCACGGCGGACCCGGATACGATTCAAATTAGTAAACATATTTACGAGATCGCAGCGCAGACGGATTTTGGAATGCCGGTTGAGTTTGAGCTCAAGGAAAATGTGTTTTTGAAAAATATCGGGACGACGTATACATATGTCATACGCCCCCCCCCGCTAATGCCTGATGCTACATCGTAAGGACTTGAATGTTTTCTCAATCGTTTTATTGAGAAAACATACATATTGGACGGATTATATGGACAATTTACTTCCAAGGGATTTGAAGTAAAATCCATTATAACTGACGTTTTTATCGAGAGCTTTTGCAAGAGTCTTGTCACTCATTTTTAGGCCACGGATACAGTCATATTTACAGGTAAATTCCTGGACCATATTGTTTTGTAGATCAAATTTCCCCACACCATCCTTATATAGGAGGGGATCCTTGCCAACTCGCGCAACAAATGCATCTCTCAGTTCTTCCTCGCATTTTTCGTATAACCCGTAATAAAACCCTTGGCTAGCTGATCCGCGTAGGACCGCAGTATCTAGGCCGGATGCACAATATCCATTGGTAATCGCTGCGGTCTTTCGATCCAAATATACGTTCAAAATCTGGGATTTGTCGCCGCTCAATTTGGCAATGTAGCCAAGGTTTTGTTCACGGGTTGGGACTGTATCAGGCATATTATGAATCACGTTGGGATCCAGTTCGCGGTCCACAAACATCCAGCGATATCCATTGTAGATGACATTTTCTTGGACCGCCTTATTCAGGCTGGGGCGTTTGATCTTATTATCCTCATTCATACACTGTGTTGCGGATTCGTAGATTTTGACAATGGTTTTTGTTTCGGGGTTGATTTTTTGGAGTCTTGGGCCAAGGGTGGCGAGTGGCTGCTCAAACCCGGTGGTGGTTTTCACTTGTTTATCTGCGAGTTTCTCTAGGATTTCACGATTGGTTTGTAGGATTTGTTGTTGGGTAGATAGTATTTCAGTGTGTTTTTTTTCGATCTCTGTGACACGTGACATAATAGGATCGGCAACATGCATTGCATTTTGTAGACTAATGCTAGAGGCTACAGTTGATTCTTGTTTTTTTATATCGATAAGATTTGTTAGTAATTCTATCTGTGCATTCGCCCGTTCCAGTGCGATTTCTATTTTCTCATCAAACTTTCCAATATTATCGTTAATAGTCTTTAACAATATGGCATATGTTAATCCTTTTCCAATAAAAAATAGCTCTTTTTCGTTTTCATGGCCAGGCAAATCCGTAACCTTGTGTTTTTTAATTTTTTCGTGATTTTTCAAATAGGTTTCAAACTCTAGACTACGCTTTACTGAAAAACAGTCTAATAGAATTGCCTCCTCATAATTTGTTTTATGTTGAGCATATCTACCCATGATCCCGCATCTACTTTCCCCAAGTTTCACGATATAACTCCCATTTTCGTAACTTTTGACCCGTATAATATATAGTATCGAACAAATTGGAGTAAATTGGTGTAATAACATATTTTGACGATCTATACGCTTTTGCTCTTCTAGTGTTTTCTCATATTCTTTTTTTAGTTTTTCGTTCTGTATTTGCAACTTATTCATCTCCTGTTCCAATTGGTTCCTTAGTTCAATAGTGTGTTCAATCGCTGTCTCTGTTAGGATTTCCTCGAGTTTAATATAATATTCGCGGATTTCATCTGCCTTATCCGTTTCGATTTTCAAACATAGAAGCTTAAACGTGGTTAATGTAATCAAAATTAATTCTTTATTATGCCCTCCCCATTGAGGTTGGCTATCATCTTTTGGCATTGGTAAAATTTTATAATCTGTGTCTATCGTAAAGTTTTTTTCAATGGCTCGCTTTGCACCGTTTTTGTTAGCGAATCCTAACCATTCCCAAATCGTATCTACATTAATAATACACTCATTTTTATTGATGCAATTTATTGCTGCATAAGATGTCGTTAAAAATAATTGTTGTTCAAACTCTGTAAAATTATCCCTTATTTTGGTTAGCAACTTATTGTTGTAGGTGTCGGTTAGCTTTGTGATTGGATTTTGATCAATCAGCGAAATAATATCGAGGGTCGTCATATTTGACATGAATTATATAGACCTATTTCTTTATATTGGTTTGCGTTTGCTATAAAAACACAAATGCAAGATATAACCATTTCTTTGCCCCTGATGGATCAGAAGCAAACATAGTATCATGAATGATCACAATTATTACATAAGAGAACATCTTTCCGCATATTTTACAAAAAATATTCAAAAAAATGAATATCACATATTCACCTATACGTTTTCATTGTTATTATATTGGATATGATAAATGAGACAATTCCTGAAAACGGCGAATTGAAAAATACCGTTCGATCCGCGGAGACAAAGACATGTACCACATGTAAACACGAGTATACTTTGGATAATTTTAAGTGCGAACGCCAGGCAATAACAAAGCAATGCAGTAGTTGTAGACAAAGGAATAAAAATAAGTGATGCAGAACCGGGCAAAAGAGTTGGCTGAGTTACGAAAAAGTAAGACGAACCTATAAGAGATTAGGATCTATATTTGTTTTTGCTTTTTGTTACAAAAGCAAAAACTAACTACATCGAATTGCGATTTTTATTTTTTTATTACATATCTGCGAATGATTATGCAGAGTAAAACGCTTAGTTGGAATAGGCGCTCTAATACCCCTAAGTTTCCCTAGGGGGATGGACTGTATCTTAACCCGACTCAGGCTGCTTATGCCTTCCTCATCGAGCGACTACCGTTCAGTCTCTGACGGCCAACCATAGACTAGCAATTACAAGCGTCTGTAGGTTGTTACCATGCGGATTGCCCAATCCTTAACATTATTACTATACCGGAGTTCTATTCTCCGCCATGAGCAGGTTTCCCATACTCACTTAGTAGTTAAGGCTCTAAGGGTGTCCCCGAACAACAAGTAGTCTTGCAAGGTCAAATGACCTCACTAACAACTGACTAATCCATAAATGGATGCAGGAGCCAAACCGAAGTTATCCACAAACATTGCCTGCTTGTTTGTGGCGGGTTGTTTTTCTGCGCCGAGAATCGTATGAATTGCGTTTTTTAATAAGATCATAAAAAACGTGAGCATCATACGGTTGACGCCTGCCATTCCTGTCATAACACGGAGAACGTTGTAGTTCACAGCGTACACACGGACCTTGGCCGTGGCAGTGCCCGAGACCGTGGGGGACGAGAGCACAAGCTGGAGCACAGCGTTGTCAATACGGGAGAAGTTGCAAGAACCCGATGGTTGGTGCTCCTCGGGGCGAAGGGCGAATGAGTACACGTTGATGCCCGCATCGGGAGCACGGGTGTGGTGCTGGAAGGGCTGGACAACGTCGAAGTAGGAGCCCTCGCGCTCGGAGAAGCGGTCCTGGCCGTTGAGCTGGAGCTTGGCCGTCACCACGGGGTTCTCGCCCCAGCAGTGCATGTCCAAAGCCGTCTCGGCGAGAACGAAGGTGCCGGCATCGGACACAGTCGAGTTGCTGTTGCCAGAGGCACCGTTGTTGAACATAACCTCAGCACCCGAGGTGGAGTTCCAGCCAGAAACGCCGAGGGGAATGCTCGTGGCGGCATCCTCAGCACCGGCCATCTGGAAGAGGCCAGAGGTGTTGATGAAGGTGTTGGAGCCAGCCGTCTCGGTGGGGCCACCGAAGGCGTGGATGGCGTTGGGGAGGGCATCGATCGCGTCCGTGTAGTTGAAGGGCTGGGCGCCGAGGGTGCGGTAGAGGATACCACCGGCATCGAGGGAAGCGCAGTAGTCAACGTTGGCATCGGGCTGGACAACCCAGACAAGCTCCTTGCAGGGGTGGTTGAAGTTGAGCTTGATCTTGTTGGAGGAGGAGCCGACGGACTCGTCGCCCGTGAACTGGAGCTGCTCAATGAGGTACTCGTGGGGGTTCTGGGCCATCTTGCGGCGCTCATCCGTGTCGAGGAAGATGTAGTCGACGTAGAGGGACGCGGCAACGAGGGACTGCTGGTAGGCCTGGGAGACCGAGGCGGAGCCAGCGGCAATGCCAAGGGCGAGGGATTTGACGGCCCAGAGGCACTCACCGATGGGGCGGATGTCAAGGTTGATCTTGACCTCGTGATACTGGAGAGCGATGAGGGGCAACGATAAGCCAGGGTTGCGGCAGAACCAGAACTGGAGGGGAATGTAGAGGGTGGTCTCGGGGAGGGCGTTGCGGGGGGCGCACACCTGGGTGGGGACACCAGAGGCAGAGCAGGGGCCGGCAATGGAGGCGAACGTGGGGTCCGTGATGTAGGTGAGGGCCGTGGTGTGGCCGATCATCTTCCAGTAGCCGCGCTGTTGCTCGCGGGTCATGGTCACCTGGTTCCAGATGTGGAGCCAGTCACCGTACTGGCGATCGAGGCGCTGGCCACCGATCTCAACCTCGACCTGGGCGATGAGCTGCTCGCCAATGTAGTCGAGCCAGCGGGCATACACACCGTCGTTGTTGGAGCCGGAGGTGTTGACCATGGACTGGTTGATCTCAGGGAGAGTCACCTGGAGGTACGTGCGGTAAGCGAGGTCACCGTTGCGGGAGATCGTGCAGGTCACGCGGCGGCCGAAATCAGCCTGGCCGGAGAAGGTCTGCTCGATGGACTCCATCGCGAAGTTGGTGTGGCGTCTGTAGGACACCTTCCAGAAAGTGATCTCGGGGGTTCCGGTAAGGAACACGTCTTGGGCGCCGTAGGCGACGAGTTGCATAAGTCCACCAGCCATCTGTGATGTCTATACTTTAGTCCAAGAAAATAATTTGAAAAAATGAACCGAATACAAAAAATAGCCTTCTATTTTTTGTAGCGAAATTCCTAAATGCGCCATAATTTTGATCCATCATACACGTATTCAGGAGAACTAGGTCTCTGCCAATATATCTGTAGAAAAATTCGTAACCAGGAAGGTCTCTAAATAATTTTCCTGGAATATTTCACGGCGGTTTTCGTGTTTCTTGGTAAAGATATAGGAGTCCTGGGATTTTTTAATCGCCCAGCCATGCTCGAGAGCATTACAGAGAAAGGTCATCTTTTGGAATTGTTTTTTGGAGATCTGGATATTGGTGGGGATATCCTGGATGTGAATGGGCGGACTGGACATGCCTCGATATACATAGGCGCCTATGGTTTATTTGCGTATTTTACGAGTCCGCTCAATGGTATTTAGTTCCTCTATTTTACATATTAATATATCCATATCTTCTATAGAAATTTATGAAAAGATACACTCTCAAAAAAAGATGCGGCGGAGTAAAAAATAAACCGACCAAATCAAAAAAACCACAGGAATTTATGAAGCCATTTATGAAGGCATCTACGACGCGACTGGAATTTCAAAAACAAATTAAATCATCGACGAAAAAAAATGGGCCCCCAAAAGAGAGTAAAAGTGCTAAAAAAAGAGAAAAAATACAGGAAGCCTCCGTGATAGTTTCATCGGGTCCATCTACCATAAAAGGGGTGGACCCTATTAAATCTGTGATCAGTGAATCCAAAGCGTTCAAACATGCATTATTGACCGACGGTGTATTGGGAGTACTTGGCGCAGGGGTCGAAAAGTTAGGTCAGGGACATGGATTGTCCGGAGTGCATTATGCGATTACGGGTCTACCCTCCGCCATCAGTGTATTTACAGAAACAAATAATGAAAAATATTATTCAACCACGCGAGGGCAAGTGAATCGCGCATCGGTGGAATCACAGGGGCTCAATGTTATCGGGGATTCTGTAGTATTTGAGCCAAATAACCTTGAGCTCAATTCGTGGAGAACATACATGCGCAAAAATAGTCGTCTATTTGGATGTCCAATTGTTGTCACGGACGCCTTGCGCCAACAGCAACAATTCGATCAACAAATAGAAATTCGAAGCGTTCCCACTGAATCCTATAAATGGGATACGGCAGATGGGACGCCATATGGAGCCCCAAACAACCTAACCTGTTTCGAAACCATCCAAGAATTAAATACCAAATTATGCTGGCTATGTAATTTACCATTGATGAAACAGGCGCCGATGGTCGATGGTAAGCCGGGAGCTAAACCCCAATTTCCACACTGCGAGCATGTTTTATCGATCTTAGATGCTCTATTCTATTTGACCTTATATGAAAGTGAGTTTTCAAAGATGATGAAACAGTATCGTGCCTATATTCACGATCATTATCAAACAAACCAACGATGGGGGCAAGAACCTACGCTCGATGGTATGAACGCTTTTGCGAAATCATCATATACAGACGAGGATTGGGAGAGAATCCAAAATATGGTCCGCGAATATTTATACGCACACCCAGATTGTAACCTCGAAAAGAATGACGATTCGCTATTGGCGATATCGCCTACGACTCGCCAATTGGCATTCAACGATAAAATGGCAAAAAACCTAGCAACTCGTATTTGGAAAAAGAGGTTTGTGCCGAGGGATAGTTTATTAGATAAATTGGGTATAAAAAATATGGTAAGACAGGAGGTGTGGACGCGTAATATTATTCAATCTTGGAAGCAGCGCATGGATTCTATTACTACCTATATCAATGCAAAACGATTTGCACCGAATGTCGACGTCGCGACGATGTATGGATTCGCTTCCATATGTAAATATTTGTCGATATTACCGGAGGATATAAAATCCTGCTTATTTGGCGCAACCGTGTCCGCCCAGACAAAGGAGGTCACCCTTACTGAGAAGGGAATCTTTTTGGTGCCATCCTCGGGCTACAAAGTATTAGTCATTCAGCGGCTAAGTATGTTGATTACGGATACGTTTCTCAATTCGAAAAACCCGAATCCATTTACCGCCCCCGTGGAGGGCCGGTCACGTCGCTCCATCCTTGTCTCCAAAGAGCAACGTATGGCCCTTATTAAACAAGTGTTTGAAAAATTAGTAGATTATAATTCACAAGATGGGATAGGCGATTATATGCGCGAACAATTTATTTTGGGATATTATAAATGTGTTGAGCGTGTTGACGATGAGCGTGTTGAAGATCCAGCAAAACGATATTCGGTAATTCGCCAGGTGACGAATGAGTATTGCTTGAAATTATTGGATAAAATACTGGCCGATGTTCTCCAAGGAGATACATCTGGAATCAATGGCTTAAAAACTTTTTATCAGGGTAATAGGGTTGTCCCAGAAGAATCCGCGAAAATCGCATCGCCGTGTTCTCCGCTTACACGATCAAACGTGGGAAAAGAATTCGTTCGAACCCCATCCTATAAAACTCAAGCATTCGACACTACTATTATTTCAACTCCAGCCGAAACACTGGAAGAAGAAAAGACTGCGCGAGATACGTATATCAGTTTCCATATTTTGGAGTATGAGATGGATCGTGAATCTTGCAATAACATCTATGGCAATATAGAAAATAGTTTTATGGATACAGCCAAACTTTCTGGGATAGAAGATTCTTTACTTGAACAATTCAACGATAACGTAGAATTCGAAAAAGAGAAGGCGCTTATCAAGCGCACTGCAAGTATATCGACATTTTTTGCCACAAATTCTGTAAATTATATTCAAAATCGCCGATCTTATGCAGAGGCATTTCGAGCTTTTTTGTCATTACGTAATGCAGACGTAAACGATGCGGATGAGAACTACTTGTTTGAGAAACAACCAGAAAGTTCTCCGCAATCTTCTCCAAAACGATCAAGAAGCGAAGGATCCGCCTTAACCCCCCCATATGGATCCCCTGCTGCGGGAGCTGGTCAACCGTTCTATTTAAGCGCATTAACTGAGGTGGCCGCGGCAAACGCACTTTCAAACCCGGTCGCTAATAATGATACACAAAATACCGAAATCGATCAGCCCAGTACAGGTTCAATTGTATTCTCATCTAGGAGTACGAGTGAAGAGAACCCATAAATAATAATAATACGATTCATTCCTATTGTTATTATTCTTTCCTATGTACAAAAATCAACCAAAAAAAGAATCCACTCAAAACACATATAGAAACACCCCCTCCAAATTATACAAATACAAAACCGATGAATTCATCCACAAAAAAGGCCCCACCTCCCACCCAGATCAATACGGTGGATGAAAAACATACCGAAATGCTAAACTATTTTCATACGATCGAGACAGAAACGATACCCGCCCTCGTCGCCGAAAAAACATCCCTACAAGCACATATTCCAACACTAACCGAACGCCAAATCGACGAATATA